ATTAATCCGATCTTGGTAATATTTAAGTTTGTTGTTAGCTATTTTACCGATAGCATCACTAAAAAAGTCAGATTTAAATTTATAAAACTCATCTTTAAAAGGTTGATAAAAATACTTCCTCTGCCATTTTTCAAACTCATCCGCGGCTTCCATAAAAGCAGCTTCGTCTTCTACAGACAATGTATCATTATATGTAGCTTCCAGTTTTTTAAGATCTTCTCTTTTTTGAAATAAAATCGACTCCCAATTTTTATTAGGGTTTAATAGTCTCCATACTTTTTTAATTACATATTTAGGACCTTCTTTAATATCGGTATCATAATAAGATATCTCATCCTGGAAAGCTACTTTATTAGTAAACTCTTGAGGATTAGATGGATTATAACCTAACTTTTTAGCAAGAGGACTAATATCATTCCACCAGGCTTCCATTCTAGATTGTGCTTCAGCCACAGTTCTATTGTAATTATCTTTAATAAACTTAGCTACACTCATTACTATAGGATCCTGATTGTACATATACCCCTCTAAGAATCCGTTTAAAGCATGACTATCTCCAAGCTTTCCTTCTAAATACATTTCTATAGACTTTTCTAAAGATTCAAATTGACCTGTATCAGTATTAAAGTTTCTAATAGAACTTTGCTTATACTTATCTTTTGTTCTTTGGATTAACCATTCAGGCATTTTTTTATCTTCTAACTTCTGAATTAGGTTATCGTAATATTCTCGAATATATTCATCTAAACTCTCAAGTTGCTCAACAACTAAAGCGGTAGTAGATTTTTTATATATCTTATTAGTAATATTCTTAGCAGATTTAAGCTTACTTTCTACTAATGATAAGAAAGATACAAGATCATTTGGAATAAGTCCGTTAGTGTATTCACCACTTTCTATATCCTTTTTCATACCTTGGATATAGTCTAACCAATAATTAATAATATCATTTTGAGTATGAGCTCGTTTTAAAAGATTTTTATCATCAATATTATTTAAAGTATCGTTAAGATCCTCAATCATATTATCTAAAGCTGTATCTAAAACTTCGATAGTTTCAACCAGGTTAGTAGCCTGATTAACAAAAAAGTTATAATCAGCTTTGAAATTAGCAAATTTACTTTCTATTTCAATTTTTACTTCTTGATCAGCTTCTCTAATAAGGTCTATATATTTATTAGCTTGATCATCTGTAAGTACATCCCGACCTTTTAAAAATCCTATGATATCTTCATATATTGATATTGGATTAGTATCATCGTTTATAGATTCGGTTAATCGTTTTTCTAAATCGTTAATTACATCAGTAATCTCTTCAGATCGTTCCATCTGTTTGATTTCATTTAAAGTACCTTGTAACTTCTTACCGGTTGCTCCTAGCTTACTTTGTACTTCTTCAAATAGCGACTTACCATTTATTGTGGCAAATAAGTCTTTTATAGTGGTTCTTGATACTCCAGGTATATTATATCCTGGTAGAGCTAATCTATCAACAAATTTGTTTACCCTACTAGATAACTCTTTTATGTTTACTACTAATTTCTCATTATCAAATTTTTCATTAATATTTTTTATGACTTTTCTATTTTCTTCTCTGAATTCTTGAATCTCTTTATTTGTAATATCTTCAGCAGCTATAATAAAGTAATCTCCTTTAGCTAAAGACTTAGCTAAGTCATCTATTGTAGTATTAACATTTAGCTTTGATATATCTATTTTAGAACCAAATATATTTCGTAGTAACTGTTTTACTTGGTACATGAATTCTTTTAACCACTCTAATAAACTACCTTTTTTATCGGTATTTACTAATTCAGCTGCTTTACCTAAAGACCAGGTTAAAACTTCTTTTTTAAAACCCATGCTATCTTTATCTAGTTCTGGGTATTCTTCGATAACCATTTGTTCAACAGTAGTCATCTGCCCATTATCTAGCTGGATAGTACTTGCTAAAGCTTGATTTACTAGTTTATTAAATAGCTCCGGATTATATACATATAAAGCTTCAACTAAAGCATGAGAAAACTCGTGAAATAGAGTAGCCGTAGTAAACTGATCTTTATTAAAATATACAACCCCGTTATAAAAGAATGATTTTTGAGCTAAGTATTTATCTCCTAATAGCTCTTTAGCTTCTTCATCGGTAAGAAACTCGTAAGGTACATTTAACTGTTCAGTTAATCTATTGGCTAATTGTTCTAGTTCTCCTAAAGCTTTAACATTATCATTACCTTGTATATCAAATAAACTATATAAGTTTTTATTTCTTAATCCAGGAAACATAAGCTCCTGTATAGCAATAAGATCCTCATCTTCTGTAATTTCTGATACTAAATCTTTAGGTTCTAAAACATCTTTTTTAGGTAAAAACCCTATAGCTGATTCATTAATAAGCTTTTTAAACTTTTGAGAATCTTGTTTATACGATTTGTCTGAAAAGAAATTAGTTACATTTTCAGAACTGAAAAGTTTAGAATCAATTTGCATTAAAGTAGAAATAGCTGATTTTAAATTCTCCATCGCTTCTAAAAATTCTTCTTTCGATTTTTTTATATTTTCAGGAAGCTTTTCTGTCTTTACTACAGTAGTTTCAATTTCACCAAATACCGGTTTTATAATAGATTTACTTATAAGTTTACTATCTTCAATTACTTTAAAGAAATTTTCGGATAAAGGAATTATGTTATTAAGAGCTTTAACAATATAATTATATAATTTTTCTAAGAAATTTAATTTTATGTTTTCTATAACATCTACTACTACTTCTGTTTCTCCAATTTTTTCCCGAGTTTTTACAATTTCTTCATATGTTTTATCTTGTAAAGTCTGTACTTTTTCTATAAATTCAAAAATATCATTACTTCTCAAATCTGTTTTTTGAATCCATTGTTTAGGATATAACATTAATTGTGTAGAAAAAGCTGTAAATTCCTTATATAAAGTATCATAACTTAATTCTCCACCTTTATTATATCCTGAACCAAATACTTGGTCCATCATTTCTTTTCCGAAAGCTGTATTATAAAGCGAATCAAACGCTTTTCTTAAATCAAGTTCTTCTTCAGTACCATATGATAAAGCATGTAAAGCATGAAACGGTTCATGTAAAATAGAAGCTAATCTATTAAATACTTCTTCTTCTTTTAAAAAATTCTTAACTGGTTTAGGTTTTTTATAAGTTTTTAGCTCAAAAGGGTTAGCAAACCCAACTATTTTAACATCAAATCCTGTATCAGCCTCTGTTTCCATATCTGACATATAATATTGCCCAGATATGTTATTAAAATTAATATTTAGCCAATTAAAATTACCTGAAAAGAAATAATCTAAATGAGATATTCCGTTAGATAACTTTTTATCTTTAAACTTTTTAGTTATTCTTTCTTTAGCTGTTTTAAGAAACTCTTCATAAGGCTTGGCAAAAAGCTCAACAGTTTGCCAATTGTATTGTCTAATAGATTCCCTCCATTTAGATAACTCGATAGTGTCCGAATTACCTGTCCAGTTATATGAAATATTTTCTAAAGCATAATCAAAATCTCCAAACACAAGTTTTTGTAATTCTTCGTAATCTATATTATTATGTTCAGCATATTTTCTTACATTTTCTTCTTCTGAAGAAGGCTTAAAATATCCAGTGCTGTTTAAGTAGTAAGCGATAGCTTTACGTAATTGTTTGGTAGTCATAGATGTATGATCAATAACTACATTTTCTCCCCATTCTACCCTCAATACTTTCTTTACACCTCCGGTTCTATCATAATTTTTAAAAGAAACTCCTTGTAATTTTTTGCCTGTAATTTTTTCTATTTCTGTTAATAGTCCTAATTTTGGAAGTTTGAATTTTACACTATTCTGTAATGTAATAGACGCATTAACATTTGTACTATCTTCAGGCGAATATGTTGTATTTATATAATCCCACATATCATTTGGAAAAAGTTCTAACATTTTTCCAATTTCATCTAAATTTATTTTAAGAGAAGTTTCTTCCGGATTTAAAAACTTAATAGCATCATAAAGATATTTTTTAGCTTGAGCTACATACTTAGCCTTAGAGGGTTTCTCACGATATAAAACAAATGCTATACTTCTATTAGCATTAAATATCTTAGTTGGTGTATATTCTAATCCATATTTACTAGCAATATCAGATTTAACATCTTTTGTAGTATGTAAAACTCTTACATTAGTAGCTAAAACTTCTTCTTTATTTTTATCTAATATATTGTATAAATTAGATTTTTTGTTTTTGTTAGCTTTAATATAAATTAAATCTACATATTCATTATAACCTTGAAACTCTTGACCAGTTCTTTCATATTTAGTTATAATTTTTGTAACTTTAAATTCATTTGGAAAAGCTTTTTCTTTATCTAAAATATAAGCAAATCTTGCAGCATCTTTAGAATTTAAAAAAACATAGGATTGTCCTCCTTTAAATTCAAATTTTTCATCTTCTTGATTTGTAAGTAACTCATACTCAATTGTATTTTGAAGATTATCTTTTTCTTTATCAATAAGCTGAACTAACTCTTCATTTATTTTGAGAGGACTTTTAATAAGTTCTGGAGTATATGTACCAAACAGTTCTTCTTTAAATGTGTTATATACCTCATCAGGATTCCTAAATTCGTTATACATCATATAATCCTTTACTGCGTAGAAGAACGGATTAGTAAACCCTCTTGTTTTCAGGGCTTCTACTTGGTTTTTAAACTCGGGAGAACTAAAATTAAAGCATGCTTGTGACATATATACTAAGGCTTAATAAAACATTTGTTAATAAAATCGATTACATCCTGGTCAGTTACCGGTGTAAATTTAAGTATAATTTCTTTAGGAGCCTCTGATATATCAAATCCTTTATTAATATATCCGAAATTTTCATATATCTGGGATGAAAGATAGTTAAATCCTTCTTTATTATAAATAGTATCTACAATAGGTTTTACTTCTGTAGTTACAATAGGTTGAGTAGATGATTGAATAGTACCTAAAGCATCTATCTTTGCATCATATTCAGCATTAATTTCTTTTTGTTTATTTTGCTTATATGAAATATTTTCATTAAACAATGAAGAGATTGTTTCAGATAATTCAAAATTATCAGGAATGCTTCCTATTTCTATAGTAGATAAACCTATCTCATCATCTTTATACTTATATGTTTTTCCAGTATTAATGTTGGTTGTAGCAAGTATGTTCATTCCTTCATCAATTAATACATTGTATCTAGATGCTATTATTCTATAGTTATTACCTTCTTTTTTTATAGGTTCACGTAAGAAAGAAGTTGAAGGTTCTCTATCATTAAAATTAAAGATAATTCCAGGAGAATCTATAAGCCCCGCAAATCCCATTTTACCAAGATTTTGGTTTACAATATCAATTTTTTCTTGGAAAGATATTATCTCATACTGTTTTAATTTTTCTTTTCTTTCTTTATTAAGTGCTTCTTTAGTAGATGATTGAGTAGGAGCTTGGGTAACAGATGGTATTACATTAGAAAATCCTTGAGCTATAGGAGTAAACAATGGTACAATACCTAGACCCATATAATCCTTTATAGCCTGTATTTTACTATCTACCATGTTTTTAAAAGATTCTAGATCTTCTTTAGTATTTAACTTTATATATTGTTTATCGGACCATAACTCAAACAATACAGTTTTAGCTGAATATTTTGTATTGGGGAATAATTGATAATCTAACTGGTCGATAGGAATATGAACTCTAGTTTTATTATTAGCTGTTGTACCGCCGATAATCTGATATTTACTTAATCTAGAATCGGTTAGGTCTTTACCTACCTTACTCAAATTACCTTTTACATAATTAAATTCTCCATACATATTATCTCCTACAGGGTTATCAATAACAATAGCCTCGAATCTTTCTACCGGTTGTGGTCTTTCTTTATTAAACATTACCCTCAAACTATTCGAATCGGTAATTTCCCAATTCTTAGTTATGTATCTGGTTAGATTAGATCTATAATTTAGATCTACAAATTTTTGTTTATAAATATTTAATACTGAGTTATTTAAAGTTTTATTTAAATCTTTAATAGGTTCTTCAAGTAATTTCATAACCTTAGAATCTCTAGCTACAGTAAATGTTAAATCTGTTTTTTTACTATAATTACCTTGTAAATAAGCCATTATACTAAACTGAGAAAAGAATCTGCTTATATACTCATTTAAAGATTGGTCATCTACTTTTTTAATAGCCGGGTTAGCTAAGTCTGATAGCTGATTAGTTATATTATCTTTTTCAACGGGTGTGTTAATTGTTGAAATAAAAGCCAGATTATTTATACCGGCACTTTCTTTCAAAACTAATTGTGTTAAAATAGGATAGTCTTCACTAGATAAATCAGGTAAATTCTCAAATCTTTTAGCGTATGAATTTTGACCCTGGAACATATAATAATAGTTATATGTATTAAATAAAGCTCTTTGAACTAAGAAGTTCTCGTAAGCTACCATAGGATCTTTTTTATCTTTTAATAGTTCTTTGTATTCATAATCATTTTGATAAGACTCCGGAGTATTATAAATACTTCTAAGTACTTCTCTTTCAATGACAAACTTTTCAAATTGATCATAGTTACTAAATACTGATTCAGATTCAACTCCAGCTAGTTTTATTGGAAGTTTAGTTAGTTCATTGTATTTATCTATATTTTTGCTAGTATATAGCTTATTAGTGTAAACAAAGTTTAGAATCTTTTTATCTATATAGATAACGCCGTCTTTTACAAAAGCTCCTAATTTTACTTTTCGAGTTTCCTTAATAGGAAACTTTTTTTCATTTTCTTCTTTTGTATATCCCTTATAGTAATTGGTTTCACCAGATCTATCATATTGAGTATTAACTGATTGAAGTATATTTTGAAATACAAAGGGTACTAACTTATCAATAAAATTTTCATAAAATTCATCAGGAGTAAATCTAGTATTTTCAATAATATATTCATAATTTGTAGGATCCTGCCCTGAAATTAACATTATATCATCATTCATTAATGATGTAATATAATCTAACAATACAGGATTAGTTCTTAATGATAACAAGGTCTTACCAAACATATTTAAAGCTAATTCTGTAGGATTATATTTAGTTTGAACTGTATCCTTAACAGCTTGATCCCACAAACCTCTTGGTATAAACTTCTTATCTTCAATAGTTTCGATTTTAGATTTAAGTTTTAATACATCATAAAAGCTAACTTGACGTTTAGTATCAAAGTTTAATAAGTTTGTAAACTTACTTATACCGTCCGACATATCCTCTATATGAAAGAAATGTATAAGTCTATCAATATCAGTTTGATTATATTCAGGAACATAACTTTTACCATCTCTTTTTATTTTGGCTCTTTCAGCTTCTATCCTTTGCTTTAATATAGCACTATCTGTAAAATTTTTATTGTTCTTATTATCATTTATTACTTCAGTATAAAGAGGGTCCATAAACTGAGCATTTCTCTGATTTCTAAACATAGAAGAATACTTATTTATAAGTTTTTCTCTAGCTCTATCTTTATTTTCCCAAAACTTTTTACTAGGAGCTTTACCATCATATAATTTTGCATTAGGTCCGGAAAACTTATTTTTATAATCTAAGTATTCTAATATAATAGGTTGATTAATAAAATAAACAGCTTCCTCAAGCGGTACACCCGCTTTAATTAAAAAAGTTAAAGCTGTTGCTGTATCTCTAGTAGCGTTGATATCATAAACCCAAGCATCTTTAGCAACGTCTACCCAACCGTTTATAAATTGAGATAATACTTCAGGAATATCTAAATCTTCTGAATTTAGGCTAGATAATAATATAGCATCAAAAGGTTTAATTTCTCGTATGATTTTCCTATTTTTATCTTCCCCTACTTTAACTTGTTCATTTACCCGTTTTTTATTAAATTGTGAAAATAATAAAGTATGTACATGTTCATTAAACTGGAGTCGGCCCCTACTATATTGTGTAATAGGTTGAACATACATTCCTATTTTATTAAACGCCGCATTAGCAGCATTTTGAATAGCTCCGATACCTAATCCTCCCATAGCCATACTATTAGCTATACGGACATCTTCATTAAAGTTATATTCAAATATGTTTGTCGGAGTAGCAGATTTAATTTCAGCTAAACCTTGTTTTTCATCTGTAGCTAAGTATTTTATCAAGTATGTACCATTAGGTAATATTAAAGATGAAAAGTTATCAGGTCTTAAAATTATATCAATCATACTTTTCATTAATTCATTCTGCGCACCTTCATTTCCTTTAGAAGCTAGTTCTTCTTCTAACTCTATTTTCTTATTAGTAAGCTCTTCAATACTTTTATTTCTAGTTTCTAAGGCTAATTTAAAACTTGGGATTCTAGAAGCTACTTCTTTTTCTTTTTGAGCATATTCTAATATTATTTCAAACTTTTGATTTTCTAGCTGGTCTTTTTCTTCTTCTATATTACTACTAGCTATCTTATCATTAAGTGCTTTTATTTTTGTTTTACGCTCATTATGAAGGGATTGTAATAGTTTTTGTTGAGTTGTATTCAACCCATTCCAGAATATATTCTGAACTTCTTCAATACCATCGGTTAAGTCCTTTATTTCTGTTTTAAGCTGTGATAATTTTTTAGTAGATCTTTCAATAAATGGAGTAAGCTTTACTGAGTCTATAGTCTTTAATATACTAGGCATTAATACAGTAAGCTTATCAATATCAAAGTCTGATCCGGCTTTAGCTACAATACTACTTGGAGGAATAATCATATTACCAGCGTTTTCTGGTAAGAATTCATATACTTCCATTACTTCCATAGAGTTAGGTCCTTGTACAGGGATCCGTACACCGACCATTGTAATAAGTTCTCTATTATCTTTTAACCATTCTTCATTTTTGATTAACTGGTTTAAAGCCTGAATACGAGTTAGTTGAGGATTTTCTTTTACTAATTGTTTTACAGATTTATGATCTAGCAATTTTTTAAAGTCTCCTTGTAAGGCTATTTTAACTTTCATAGCCCGTATCCATATAGTCTTTCCTTTAGAATCTTTAACTTCTGTATAACTAGTCAAATTGTCGTTATCTCCGTACTGTTCTAATTGTTCTTCAGTAGGATTAGTAAACTGTGATTTAATACCACCATAGTTTTCAAATCCGGTATTAGCCGCTAATATCAAAGCTTCTCCTTTAAGCTTAGCTTTAATAATGTTACGATCTACAATATTATTTATAACCTTTTCAATGTTTTGTGCATTTGGTGATATAGATAAATCAGAACTAACCTCAAAATATTCTAATTCTGTAGCCGAATATTGTTTAAAATCCTTCTTAAGTCTATCAATAAGTTTTTGTACATTACCATCAATAGGTTGATAATTTTCATCTAAACCATATTTTTCTCTTAAGTTTAATGTAGATCTTTGTATTAATTGATCAATCTTTTCTAAATAAGCTTTACTTAGGTTATACTCAGTATAAGTAGTTTTCTTATCTTCAGATAAGTTTTCCCAAGCTTCAAGTCGTTTTGTTACTTGTTCCGGAGTTCTTCTAACACCAAAAGAAACTGGCATAAAGGCTACTGGAGCTCCATCAGAATATAAACCGATTTCAGCTAATTTTTTTAACTGGGTTGAAAAAGTTACAGTATTTTTATAATATTCATTAGTAGCTACTTGTTCTCCAAAATACGCAGAAAATATCTTATTGACAGTAAACTTAAAGTTAGGATCAGCAAATACTGATTTACGATCGGTAATATCTCCTTTATAAAACCCATCGGATGATTTTCCTACTGGAGCAAAGTTACCTATTTTAGAGCCAGATTTAACTGTAACATAGTCAATACCTTGCTCAATCATTCTATCATGAAGTAACCTAAGATTAGAATTATTACCTATAGTACTTGGAACTAAGGGTAATAACGAAAACTTATGAAATCCTATTAGACTATATCCAGCATCGATATTAGCATAAGGTCCCCAATATTGCATCTTTTTTATAGGGAAGAACTCTAGGAAATCTGAAATACTTGTAGATACCTCACCTGTTAGAATCTTATTAAATAGGTCATCCTGTTCTTTAGTCCACTTCCCTCCTATACCTTCTGAAATACGTTTATAAGCTGGTAAAGTAATCCATCCTTGAGCATCATCTTCAGTCATCTCTGTATAAGCGCTTAAAAGATTATCGGCTTCTTTTTCAGCTGCTTCTTGAGAAATCTTTTTATCAGTTTTTATTTTATTAACTATATACTCTTTATATTGATCAAAGTAATATGATTTTAATTCGGCATCGGCTAATATAACTGAATTGAAAAAGTTTACATCAACTGCTGAATTAGTTATAGCCTTTTGAATATCAATACCTTTATAATTTTCTAAACCTGGTACTGTAGGATTAGAGAACATGTTACTATAAGCATTGATATATTTTTCATTAGTTTTTTGATTTTCTTGATATTTTTGATAGCCTATATCAGTTCTTGAAGCTAGTTTAGTAGAAGTACCTCCAGCATCACGTTTAGTAAAATCCATAGCACTTTTATATTGTGCCATATCTCCATAAAACAAATTGATAATTTCAAACTTATTTACAAAATCATTTATCCAAAATAGTCTAATAAGATCATTTATTTTAGTAGTATATTTAGAATTATCGTTATCTAAAAATCTAGCTAAATTCGCATCTTTAGCTTGAAGTTCAGTACGAGTTATAAAATTATCCGTTTTATCCTGAAAATATTTAAAAATATCTTCTTCTATATTATTTAGAAGTTCTGAATTATACGCGCTTAAATAATCAAATAAACTTCCAGCATCTTCTATATTTTGAATAACAAGTGTTTTAAGCTTGTTTTGGTTATTCTCACTGATCATATTTTTTAAATCAGTAAAGCCCTGACCTACTTCAGAATATCGTTTTTTACCTTGTACAATAAACTGATATAAAGGACTAGTAGTAAGTTTTTCTTTTTCTACAATAGAACATTCAAGAACTCTATATAATTCTCTTTCAATCATTGTAAAGACATGTTTTGAAAGATTTTCTTTAAATGCCTGATTATCAAATAATGTATCAGAACTAGTAATAAATGTTTGAGGAGAAAAATAATGTTTATTAATTTTTCCGTTTACTAATACACCTTGTTCTGGATATATAAAAAGATTAGTTTTTTTAGTTTCTGGTTGAGGACCCTTTAACTTACCATTTTGTATCCAAGTTTGTAAGTCGGAGAATAAAGCATCTAACGTAGTTACTGATAAAGTATCATATCCAAATTCTTCATTTCCTGATAATACTTGTAAACCATTATTATTATTAACCTTTATAAAATTAGTATTTCGAGTACCATCTTGTTCAAATAATGAAGATAAAATAGCATTACCCTTTTTATTTTTATAGACTTGGTAATTAAAAAATCTTCCAACACCTCCTTTAAAACTATCGTAATCTGTGATATTTTTTATATCGGGTGAGTTAATTACATCTACCATAGTAGTCACACTAGATTTATCACTATTAATAAACATAACATTTCCAGTAGCTGTTTCTATCATCATTGAAGGCAGCTCTTTACCATACTCAATTTCAATGTCTAGTATTTCTTTTTTTATAGTACCTTGATCTTTCCATATTTGTTCAAAAGTAAGTTTGCCATCTTTACTAAATTTGTCTCTCCAAAAAAAACGAAAGCTTGTTAATTTTGATAACTTTTCTCTTACTTGTTGATTATCAGATAGTTTAATACCTATATCATATAAAAATTGATATTTATCTTTATCAGCTTTGGTAAAATCATATTCTTGGCGAATTGCTTTTACATCAACAACTTTAGTTCCATTGTCTGTTTTTATAAAATTTCCATCATTTTGTTTTTCAAAATCAATTTTTAATTTTTTGAGTAAAGTATCATTAGCAATAGTCTTATCAGTAGATGTATGTTGAAATCCATTTTCTAAAATGGTATATTTACTTATTACATTTCTGATTTTATCTTTATCAAAACCTGTAAAAAATGCAGTCCATATAGATTGAACTTCAGAATTTAAAGATTCATTATTACCTAATAAATTTAAAACCTGTTTTGAGGTATATTTAGTTAGAGTATTACTTTCACTATCAATTTCTAGTTTACGTATAATTTCATCTCCACCTGCTGAATTACTAACTACATTAAATATGTTTCTAAGAGTTGTTTGTAATGTTTGAGGTTGAGGTAAACCAAAATCATCTAGCTTAGGTTTATTATCTTTATAAACCATTATACCCCTAAGAAGAGATTTAATTTCTGGACTAAGTCCATTTTCTAATGAAACAGCCTGTGGTTTTTTATCTCCTGCTTTTTCTCCTTTTTGAGAAAGTTCATCATCTTCAGGATTTAATTCATCATATGTAAGGAAAGTTGTAGCATTTTTATAATATGGAATAACACCGTTTTTACCTTTAATGTAGTTATCAACTTCTTCTCCTGTACTTAATTTAGTTTTAGGTCCATCGGAATAATTAAGTAAAACCTTTTCTAAAAGTTCAATATTATTATCAAGCTTAGCTATTTCTTCTGATGTTTTAGCTTCAGCTCTTTTTTGTAGCTGTGCTTCTAACACCTTCTTAATCTTATTTTTAACAATATCGAATACGTTATTTTGTCCCGTTGTTGTTTTAAGATATGAAAATCTAAAATTCTTATCTGGATTATGAGATTTGCTGTTATCCTTATCCTCAATTATATCGGTTACGAATTTTAACTTCTCAGCCGGGTTATCAAATATATAAGCATAATCATTTGTATCTATAAACTCTATAAGTTTATTTTGTAAAGTTTCTAGATCTTCTTCGGTTTGCTGGTCTTTAAACTTTTGAATTTTATCTATAAGCTCATCAAATGTATTACGAACATTTAAATCAACATTATATAAAGTTGTGGATATAATTGAGTTAATGATATTTTCAATTTTTTCCCATTCACCTGTTGTAAATAACTGTTCTGTAGGATTACTAATATTATTAACTATCTTATTAAATAATATTCCTCCGGATAGTTCTCTTAAGGTAAACTCTGTTAAATCTCCTTTATATAGTTTATCATACATTTCATAAACCATAGGAATAGATAACGGAGCTAGAATAACATCGGCTTTAGTTACTCCTGTAAATATAGCCTTAAACCAGTTTAGTATCTTTTCAAAGATAGTAAGTCTTATAGGAGCTTCTATTTTATATTTACCATCTGATATAGCATATTTACGGAATTCTTCAGCTAAAAATTCTTCTAGCTGTAACATTGAAGCTTGATTAAATCTTACTGTATTTCCGAGATAGTCTACAAAAGTACTCTTTTGTTTACGTAATTCTTCATATAGATCTGACGCCTGTTCGAAGGTTAACATAGATTGAGTAAATCCATGCCAAGCCTCATGATAAATATCAGTAAAATCTGATCCTTTATATAAAGTAATCTGGTTATCTACAAAGGTAGCTATGCTATGAGGATTATCAATATTAATAGCATTAAACAAAACCTTTAAATCCCATAACTTACTTAAAGTAGTTTTTACAGTTTTAGGCTTACCGGTTTTATTATCAATTACTTGTATTTGTACTTCTTTATTCTTAAACCACTTCTCAGCCTCCTTAGCTTTAGATTCTCCTAGTTCTTCGTTTAGAGATTTTTGATATTTGTTTTTATTCCTTCTAAGAATAGTTAAATGATTTTTGAATTCATCTTCTGGTGTTGTAACTATCTGTTCTGGTTTTTCCTTACTAACAAACTCTTTAAATCCTTCTATATCTTGTTTACCAGTAGCATTAACATATTCTTGAAACTTTTGTTGAGCTTGTTGTTTTTGTTGTAGAGTTATTTGGTTAGTTACTTCAGTTTTACCATCAAATACTCCAACAACTCCATTAATAGAATCATTTAACTTAACTATCTTATCTTGATTGTTTTCTATTTCTGTATTACTTTCAAAAGCTTTTACTCCTGCTGCTGTAGATAAAGTTATATGTGGAAACTTATTTTTAGACAATGAATTTTCTACAATTAAAACATCAACCTTATCCGTAGTAAGCCTACCTACAATTTTAATATTTTTATTTTCCCCAATAGGTAAACTTGAAATATCAGAAGGTTTAAATTCTATAGTAGAATGATGAGAATAAACATTAGAATGTACAGGTTTATACTTATTTGTTATTTCATTAGTATTAAAAAATACAGCACTATATACAGGGTTTTTGATATTATCTTTAAATCCTAAAGCTTCATATACTTGATTAGCTAATTCTGGATTAGATTCAAATAGTTCTTCTACTCCTGGTTTTACTTTTTCTACTGGTTCTGTAATAGGTTGAGTAGTTACAGAAGCTTCTTCTTTACGACTGTTTAATAATTGATCTTGTTCTTTAGATACATCTTCAGTTACTTTAACTTTAGCTCTTTCTTTCTTTTCTTTAGTTAGTTCTCCAACTTCTTTTTCAAAAACGTTACCTAAAAGTCGATCTCCGGACATTACTTGAACTACGTTAGTATAAGTTTTACCAGCTACTGTTAAAGATTGTATAAGCCTAAGTGTTATATTATCACTCTTAAGATCATTATCAGTAATAGGACTTACTGATCTATCTATTTTACTTTTATTTATAAAATCATACTGTCGACCATCTTTATCAGTAAATATAAATATTTCGGGAGGAGTTTTACGTGCAATAGACCCTTTAACTGTTTCTCCTTTATTAAGTTTTTCAGCTACTTTATCTTTTTTCTGTTGTCTTGTAGCTACAATATTTTCTAATAGTACGTCCCCATTATTCTGATTTATACTTTCGATAATTATTTGAATAGCTGGAAGTTCTGAAGCTATATGTAAAAAAGTCTTGTAAATATCTCTACTAGATAACTCTACTAGGATTGGTATAGTTAAAGCCGTTAACTTTAATGAATTGTCTGGCGACATATTCTTACTAATCAATGAGTTATAAACTTCACTTAAAAAAGTATCTAATTTAAAAGCTTTATTATCATTAATCTCATCATTTAACTTTTTTGAAACGAGACTAGCTAATTTATTATTTAATTCCTTTTGAATATCATCAGGGAATACACACCATACAGCCATAACTAATTAAGAATTTTTACAGTTTTCTGATACTATTTTTGTTATATCATCTAGGAGCGAAGATACATTTTTATCTTCAATTGTGATATCTTTAACATCATTATATAAATTTTTTAGTTCTTCAATCTCGGTTAGATTAATAGATATTCTATCTTCAACCTTTTGGATCCTATCTTTTTGATTAATTAAAGTTTTTAAACTTTGCCAGGTTTTATAATCAATATAACTTTTTGTATTGAGGTATTCTAAAAATTTAGAAAATTCTTTTAGTGATGATTGTTTACCGGGAGCATCAACAATAGCATCTGTTAAGTTTTTTACTAAAACAGCTTTACTATTAGCAGGTAAAGGTTTATTTATTATTTTATATTCAATACTGGTTACCTGATCTTCACTAGTAGAAGTTTTTACTACCGCTAATTTTACAGGAACACCACTGAATATCAAGTACTTAATAAAACTACTATTAGGAGTATTAGGTAAAGTAAACATCTCATTACCCTGATTATCAACTATTTGTACTGATTGATCTTTTACTTGTAGATCTAAAGTACTACCTAATTCAATATTGGATAATTGATCTGGTATAGAAGTATTCTCTTTTATAGTTGTGTTTTCTATAAATTCTTTATTATTAAATAAAGCTTTTTCAAGAGGATCTATAATAGTAGTAGGGTCTTCGGGAAATATTATTTCAGTTTGTCCGGTAAATTGAGATAACTCTTTATTTAACTCTGTTAATAGGGTTTCTTCTTTACCGTAATCAGTTTTCCAGTTAGTGTTAGTTTCAAGATGTTTACTTAATTCTGATTTTACATTTTTTTGATTAACTCCGTCTTCTAATATTTGTCTTCCGTTATTTTCAAGAAATACAACGTAGGATCTGTTATCTTTTCTTTTATAAGCATAGAACTTATACCCCTCTACCTCACCTACAAATATAGCTTTTACTCTATATAGCTTTTCGTTTATTATAACATCTTTAGGTTCACCTTTTTTAGGAGTTATAACTTGAGAATCCATCTCAGCTTGTTCCTCATCAGATACTCTATACCCTTTGTTTATTGTATCTATAGTTTGTTTTTCATTAGTAGGCTTACCACCTTCTAAAGCTGCTAGTGCATCATACTCAGCATTAATTTCATTTGGTTGATACTTTAAAACTATATCATCTACTCTTCCACCTTCCTCTTTTGAAACATATCCTATAGTTATATTACCATTTCCTAATCCAGCAGCACTGTTTTTATCAGTACTAATAGCAATAGATTGTAATAATATAACAGCATCTTCTGGTAACTCATCTATAAATTCTTTTGAGTTTTGATCTAAGTTTTTATAAATACTTGAATTTATAAATTCTTGTTTTGTAACTTTTGGATAAGCCGTAGAACTTGATTTTCCATCAACTGTTGTTTCAAATGAATATTTAAAACCATTTTCATCAACCTTAGTTTTAACTGTTGTTTTTCTTGTTCTTCCTTTTGTATCTGTTGTCTCAAATTCAAGAGGGGTAATATTACCAAATAATGCTTCTTGTCTTCTTCTTTCTATATAAGCTTTAGCATCTGTAGAAACAGGAGTAGTAGTTACCGCAGTTGGAGCTATACCAGCTATATTTAATACTTCCGCGTAATCTTCTTTAATAGATTTAGTAGGTTTTCTTTTTAAACCTATTGTGTATTTTTCAATAGTAGTCTTATCCTTATCTTCAGCTAGGTTAATACTTTTTAAATCTTTAGATACTATCGGATTTATAACACGGATACCAGCTACCTTAATTTTTTTATTTTCAAGGTTTTGTTCTAATATCTCACTATAGGTACTTAACTGGAAAGCATGTTTAGACTCTTCTTTATAATCAGTTCTATAATTATTAACGCTTGTTTTTAAATCCCAAATTTCTAATTTACCATCTGGGTATATAGCTACAATATCGGCTTCACCTGTAATTGATAAACCTGATATATTACCCCACATTCTAGGTAAGTCTGTAACTATCAGTATGTTATTATCATTAGCATATTGTCTTATATCACTTAATATATAATAGTATTTACTTAAAAAGTCATCTGAATATTCTTGTTTACCAAATAGATCTCGTTCATCTTTAGACAGATCTTCGGTATCATTTAACATATTTTCTTGAATATTTCTAGCTACAGTTATAAACGATTCTCTACTTACAACGGTAGTATCATAAGACATAAAGTCCCTGAATATTCTATCTAAGTAAGTACCTCTTACAGTATACTCATTACCTTTAAAAGTATTTTGATCTAATTTACCAGATAAAATAGCGTCATATATTTCAGTACTTCTTAATGATCCAATACCTGTTGGTACAAGTTCTCCTTTTTCATTAGGCTCTAACTTAAATGTAAGCTTTAGATTATTCTTTAATTCTTCTTCAGTTGGGTTTAGAATAGGTTGAAGTTGAGCATTTACAGGATATCGTTTAGTTTTTACATCTTTAAATGTAGTATTAAGTGCTTCTAAAACTTCTTGTTGTTTAAGAGTTTTGTTAAATCCTATAGCTTGATTAGAATATTCTTCATCTCGTTTTTTATTAAACTCATCTATAGCTTGATAATCGGTAAATCCATCTACTACACCTTGAGCAAAATTATACTTTTCTACTAATTGAGTTTTAGCTTCTTTAGCTTTAGCTGGGAAATCTACAAAATCTATACTATTATTTATGATTCTACGCTTATCTCTAGGACTTAATTGATCTATTGTTTTTTGTTTCCAACCTAGTTTCCGTAGTTCCGCGTCAATATCTTTTGTATACTTAACTGTTATATAGTCCCCAGCTAATTCTTCTTGATCAGCTATATAATTATTGATAGCGTCGTTTACTTCTTCATCTTCAGGATTATCTTTAATATAACTAGCTATATCCTTACCGGGTCTTAGTTTAGAAAGCTTTTCATAAAGTTCCGGATAAAGATCCTCCATATCTTCAACATTAGTAATAATGTCGTCATAGGTTGGAACCTCTACTTTGGTTACTATATCTACTCCTAACCCATCAAATACTTTAGTAGACACAATATCAGCTACTGTTTCTAGTAATGTATTATCTTCAGTTATATTAAAGCTTCTACTAATAACCTTTTTTATAAGCTCAATAAACATCTTAAAAGCTGATTGTTTTTGAGTAGCGGGAGTTTTAATTAATGATAATACTTTTTGAAAACCTGGATCAGATATTGAAGCTGCTGCAAAAGCTTCTCCAGAAGTCATTGCTGAATAAGAATTAACAGAACCTATATTATTAGCTTTTCTAACATCTGCATATTTAGGATCTTCAAACCATTCTGTTACAATAGTTTGTAGGTTATCAATATCTTCTTTAAAGGTAGAATCTGAAGTATAAGCTTCTTTAGTAGTTAATTCCATTATAGCTTTACTTACTGAATACTCCATATTAACCATCGACCGATAATCAAAAGCAAAGTATCTTAAATCTATAATCATATTACCGTCAGGATTAACAGTAATAGGAATTCCTTGATTTTCTCTAAATTTAACTTTATTACTCTTACCTCTATATTTCTTTTCTAATAGTCTGAATAGATTGAATAAATCATCCGTTATATATTCAGACATTATAAGCTTACTTAATACCTCACTTAATGGTAATTCTACATCGGCTCTATTTTTAAAATCAACTCCTAAGAATTCATAGAAATCGCGAAGAGTACGTTTATCTTCAGTAAAACGTTGTAATTCATTAAATCTATTAACAGGAGCTCCTGCTGTTTTACCTCTGAATACTTTCTTACCAGTTAGAGTAATGTCATTAAGTTCTTCATAAGATTCTATAATATCCATCGCTTTTTTATAAGCTACCGGATTATCAAAAGGATCTACCTCTTCTAATTTAATATTAATATCCTTAAAGTTAGCTTGACCTGCTTCAGCTGGAACTAGGTAAAATGTAGGCATCCTTCCCTGAGCTAAATCTTCCATACCATCCGGATCTACAAAAACTCCAGCTTTAGAGAATAGCTCGTTAAGTAACTCATTATCAATTTCATTATTGAAGTATTTACTTAAAGCTTCTTTTAAATATGTCTGGCGATTATTATATATGTTTTTAAGAGCCTTTTCATGAATGTTAACTAGTTCAGTAAAATACTGAGGATTAGCTAAAACATTAATGGCATTAGTTGTTTGATACTTATCTTGTACTAGTGCTGAATAATCTAAAACGCTGTTTGATATACTGTCTAATTTACTTTCATCTAAAACTTTACCGTTAGATTCAGCTACTGTTTTTAAATATTGGGTAAATTTAGTTTTAAAATCATCTTTAAGACTGTCTAAAGAAACTTCTTCTTTACCTTCTTTTTTACCCTCTTCATTTAATTGATAGGTTTGTTTATAGTCTTTTAGACTTTCTATAACCTCATCTAGCTCAAGTCTTTGTTTTTCTAATAGTTTAGCCGTAGCCTGGTCTTTAGCATCTCCATTTTTTAATATCTCAATACGATCATCTAAAACTTGAAGTTCTGGTACACTTGCAAAAGAACTGAACTTTGCTGGTATTTCAGAAAGTAGTAAAGTAATATCTGAAGCAGTAATACCTTCTAAACCAGATACTGATGACATTTGAGAATAAATACTCTGTAATCTATCAACTATATTATAAGCTTTAGCATGATTAAATACTACAAGTTTTTTAGCTCTTTTAAAAGCTTCTCTGGTTAGCGCATCGTTTCCATCATAAGAACCAAATTTTTCATCAAATTCTTTATGAATCTTCTTCATTTGATTAATACTATTTAAACTTTTGGATATCTTAGATCTAATTTCTCCAGCTTGTTGACCTGTAGGGTTAGCTATACCTGTTGATCTTTCTAATTCTATATCGTCAAGTTTATTAATATCTTTTATCTGATTTTCTAATATACCTAACTTACCGTGTTCCATTAAGTAGTTTAGATGTAGAGCTACTGAATCAGCACTAATATCAGCTACAGCTTTATAGTTATCTCCGTAAATGTTATGTTTAGTAAGAGCTGTATCTAAATCGGCGTTTAGATCTCTTTGTTCTATAGCGTTTTCATCAAGAGCTTTAATAAAAACATCGGGGTTATTATAAGCAACCGTTAAACTAGCTGCTAATTGATTAACTTGGTTAAGCTTATAAGCTTTTATTCTAGCTGCTTGTTCTTTCTTTTCAGTTATGTCTTTTCCAAATAATCCTTCTATTTTATAAGAATTGTCTGTTGCTAATTGTATCCCTTTAAATAAACCGCTTTGTACTACATTTACTGGTCCACCCATTAAGAATCCCGATAAAAATACATCTAGTCCAGTATTACTTAGCATTTCTTCAGCTCCTTTAAAGGCAATGCTTTTATACTTTTCCATACCACCTTTACTAGGATTATTGTATAAGTTAGAGTAATATTTCTCTACTCCAGCAGATACACCTTCTTGGTAAAGTTCTTGAGCACCTTCTCCAAAGTTAGCTGAAAGATATCTAAAACTACCAGGTCCTAAATTTTTAGGAAGTTGTTTCCAGAAATCTTTTTTTAGAACACTCTTTCCATAAGCTTCAACTAATACAGCACCATCTTTTACTGTTTTCTTTAATCCGTAAGATTTTAACGAGTTACCCATTTCAGTAAGTAACATTGAAGATGGTCTAACCATTTTATCTAATACTATCTTATTAGTATATAAAATAGCCGGAACATTTATCATACTAGTAAACTTACCAGCGTCTAAACCAGTACCATATATCTTATCTGCATCAGCACTATTTGGATCAGGTAATTTACCGTTTAACTTGTAATATTCATCTAATAAATTAGCCGATACTTTATTTTGAACAAATCCACCTTCTAATGTAGCTTCATCTAAAGCTGCATTAATACCTCTAAAGTCTCTATAGAAAGAACCAAAACCTCTAGATAGTTTAGCCGCATCATCTATCTTATTATAACTTCTAAAAAAGTCCGCGCTGTATTCTAAAGGGTTTAAAAAGTTTAAAGTTCCTTTAGCTAACTTACCCGCGTTTTTATAAAATGCTGTAGCGTTTTCAATTGATTTCAAGGACTTTACCATGTTCTTGATATCAGACATCTTATCTACAATTCCTAATAAGTTCTTTCCTACTTTAATTCCTCTAGTTACATTCATCGCTGTTCTACCAGCTGATAAACCTTGTAATCCAGGAATAAAAGATAAACCGAATAAAGCAGCTTCTTCAACCATAATCTCTCCCATAACTCCCATAGTATAGGCGCTATTACCTAATAGATTAACCGTAAAAGCACTAGCCCCACCTCTAGTTGATGAAGCTATACCCATATTGTAATCCATTTTTTCAGAATGTTCTAGATCACCTTCCATAGAAAAGTTTCCATAATTCTGGATAGTTCCTAAAAATCCATCTCCGGCTAGATTAAACCAAACTTTACTCATTCTAACAAAATCATCTTTCCAGGTAGTGTTAGCGTTATAAAAAGCTTCATTATCTCTAAATGGAGAAAATCCTAGTTTTTTATATTTAGGGTTTTTATAGTATCTATCAAAAAAAGCTCCGTATTGAGTACCATTAAAATCAAAAGGTTTAGCTAATTGAAGAGGATCTTTAGCCCAGCTATTAATATCCCTACCATAGGATAATAAATTTTTTATTTTTTCATTTTGGTTCAGTTGAAAGGTAGAAGATGGATCAGAACCCAGCATTGTATTTCCTGAATATAAATTTTGTAGATTAGGAATCCTATTAAGATCATGTTTATTAGCTTCATTATTTCTTATTACGTCTGGAAGATTGATATCATTTATTGCATCAACGTAACTATCGCTTTGAGTTTTAACGTAATTTAAAGCAGCCGGTAGTTTTTCATTAAAAAACTTATTCCAATCTCCATCAAAAGATGAACTACCTAAATCGTTAACAGGATTATCTCTAAACATTACTTTATAAAATTTTATAATTATCTACGTCTACTAGAACGGCTATAGGTATTAATATTCATAGCAGTAATAGCTTGACCAATTTCATTCTTATATTTATTTACTATAAGATCAAGTGCGACTCCGGAAGCAGGATCAAAAATACTAGCTCCTCCACCAAATTCTTCTAAACTTGATTTTCTCCATGTAGCATCTGGTTGATACATATTAACATATCCTGTAACTAATCCTTGATCAAATTGATTTTTCTTAATAGTAAAATTGTAATCAGGTTCTTCAGAACTTATACTCTTATTGGTAATATTAATAGGAATGTTAAGGTTATACATTTTATCGTATATGGTTTCTTGAGTAATATTATTATAGTAATTATCCGCTAGATCTCTAGGCATAGACACAGTAACTATATTATGATCTTCTTTAAGATTTCCATTTTCAAAATAACTCCAATATTTTCCAGGGTTAGTCGCGGTTCCCATATTCTTTCTCATATAATCCTCATTAAGCTCAATTGTATAAGCTACCTGATTAGCATCATTATAAGCTATATTATACCCAGAAAACTTTACTATAGGTCTTTCTCTATCATCATAATCCCATGAACTTTGATAAGCTGTTTCTAAATCATTTAAAATAACTAGGGCAGCATTTTCTTTAAATGTATCAGCGGGACCTAGTTTATTTATATTACCTTGTTCAGTACCTAAAAAAGCTCCTACTTTATCCTTACCTTTTACTTTATTAAAGTTATCTATAACTGTTATAGTAGATTGTAAACCTTCTGAATTAATATCTGCAAAGTCTACCATTGTACTTGATCCATTAGCATAACGGTGAGTACCTTGAGGATAAGCTTTTAATCTTCCTGAAGAATACTGATCTTTAAATCCCTTTACATAATCTTGATACTGATCTCTAAGTTCTCCTTTATCTTGTTTACCAGTAAAAAAGTTTTGAGTTTCTCTAATACCTCTTACAATAGCTGGTGCTACTAAACCTCCAACTAAGGGTAGAAAATCCCAACCTTTTGTTCTATTCCGAAAGCGTTCTGCAGCATTTGTTTTATCCATGTATTTATTATACATAGTATTAACAAAGGTTTCTTCATCAACTATTTTTCCATTCTTATCAAATAATGCGTTAAGAGCGTCTTGTTTATATTGTCTCTGTACATTATTATTTGCTATTTTGCTTTCTAGATTGTTAATTTTTAAATTTGCCCATTCTTCATAAGAACGAGGTTCACCAGATGCAATTTCTTCTGCTCGATAATCATCTCTTTTATTTTGAGTACCTTTTTTATAATCTGCTATTTCAGATTCTAATTTGCTATTATCAAAGTCAGAAGCTATTCTATTTATTAAATCTGTCTTAACTGTTTTAATACCTTCTTGATAATTTTTAAGATCTGCGTTATATATTTGTTTATTAACATCATACATAGCATACATACCATCATAATCGCTTTTTCTTTGAGAATTCAGAATGTTTGTATTATATAAACTATTAACTTCTGTCTTTATTCTTTCTATTAATTTACCATCAGAATCAGCATAATTATTTATAATAGATCCGAAAGCTGCAGAATTCGCAATGTTAAAGTCTTTGTCTATATAACCTTTATTTACATACTCATCATACTTAGCTTGTCCTCCTATAGAATTAATAAACGATTGTTTAGCTTTTGATTTAACCGCATCACTAGTTTGTGGATTATCTAATAAGGTTTTTAGATCATTGTAGTAATTAAATAAATATACACCTCTAACACCAGCGTATGATTGAGCTTCTTTATCAAGAGCTTCTCCTGCCGATTCAAATAGATTTTTAATTTTTGCAGTTGAACCAGGAGCTCCTTCAATAGGTGTCCAATCACTACCAGCCATAAAGCTATCTGATCCTAATTTTTTACCAACATCTCTTCCTCCTTTTCCTCCTTTTCCTGTAATTAGATCAAATGCTGCTTCATACTTTTTAAGTTCCAGATCGTATTCAAACTTCTTTTTCATCTCTTCCATTTGAAGACCGTGTTTGAACCTTGCTTCAGAATAAGGATCCGCTTTTATGTCAATCTCGTTATTTAATTGAGCATAATTAAGTGCAGCATTATATAAATCTTGTCCTAATAAGATAGAGCTCATAGCATTATCTACTCTATTTCTTAACGTATTTACGTCAGCATCTAATAAGGTAGACCGATCTACTAAACCTCCTGTAGCATTTGTATTCTCTAAAGATGTATTTAAAACTTCTTCATCCTGGGTTAGTGATAAGTAATAGTCATATACATTTTTATTAGCTTCAGGATCTAAATCTTTATTTTCTTCAATAATAGTTTTATCGGTTTTTACCCCATTTAATAGTTCTTCAGTTTGCGCTTTCTTTTGAAGAATTATGTTATTGATCTCTTCTAACTTATTATTTAAATAGAATTTTTCAGCAGCATCTTCAGAACCATACTTTTCTGCATTTGAATAAGAAAAGTTTTTTCTATCCAGATAAGCTAATGTTTTATAATAATCTTGAACATTAGGATCTTGTCCTAGTACACTATTAAAGTAATCGTTTAAAGGAGCTACTAAAGCTTGGCCACCTTTAGTGGTTACTATATATTTACCATCCGGAGACCAGTTTACAGATTGAACATTAAAACCCATGTCCTTAGCCATTTTAAAAGCTTTATCTGTAACGTTTACATAAGGAGTATAATAAGCATTACCCATTTGCATAGCCTCTTCATCAGAAGCATTAGCAAAGTCCATTCTCATAAAGTTTAAAGCCTGTACTCCACCTTCCCACCATTTACCTCCACACTTTTCTTCATTTGTACAGTTTTTAAAAGATTCTGACTTTTGGTATTCATCTCTTAATACCTTAGTCCAAGCCATGTCTTTTAAAATATTCTGATCGTTAATCAACGGTTGAAATACTTGATAAGCGGCATCTTGATTTTGTCTAAGAGATAAATCAACGCCGGATAACTTTTGTATTTCATTATTTATGTTATTAAAAAAGTCTTCCCTTCTTTCAATATTAATATCTCTAGTTAGAGGAGAGTTTAGCAGTTGTCCATATATCTTACTTATTCTATCGTAACCGGCTTGATACTGAGCTTGTTTAGTATCTAATACACCTTTATAAAAATTAAGGTTTGGTTGAAACGGTTGAATTTCGGGTATATAATCGGTCACGCCTTGAAGATAGGTACTCATACTATAAATATTTTAAATTAGTTTTATTAGTTCTAGTACCTAAAAGGTATTTAGATAATCTTGCTTTTGGTATATTATGTAATTGAGCAGCATAATTAAGAGATTCATATATCTGCCCTGTTATAGTATCAATAACTTTTTTTCTTTTTGGTGCATTAACAATATTAAAATCAACTGTTTTTAATTTTTCTCTTGCAATTGCTAAATTAGTTTTACATAATTCTGATGAGTTATATACTTTACCAGCTTCAATACATGCCTGAGAAGGTCTTTTACCTTTATTAGCTTGTCTCAATTTCTCTCTTGTTTCTTTTGAGTGTATTGAGCAGCCGTTTGGATCAGTAGGTTTTAAATTATAACCAATTGATTTATTTAAACAATCCAATGTTGTAACCCAAAAATGTTCACGCATATGTAAATCTTCTATATTACATAACTCATGTGTTTCAAAAATAAACATGCTTTCCCCATATTTATTCCAAGATTTTTGTAAATAACTATTTTTATGCATATTTTTTCTTAAATCATACAAATGACCATTAACTCTTGTTCTTATATTAGAGGCACAACCAATGTATATTTTATTATTTACCCTATTGGTAATTTTATATATACCTGGTTTTCCTTGTAGATAGGTAGCCATATGAATAATTTTGTTCTAAATTATGAATTATATTTTACTTAATAAAATTAAGTTTTATATTTAATTTTAAGTTTTAAAATTACTATCCGTTATAATAACCCATCATTTGTTGATAAGCGTCCATTGGATTAGCATATGTATCAGGAACATTTTGACCAGATACATATTTCCATAAAATGTTATCATCTATTTCAGGATATATTCCTTTTAGTCTGTTTAGTTCTCTTAGAGAATCTTCTTGATCATAAGAAGAAGGAGTTACTTTTTCTCCTCTGCTAAAATATACCTGACCAGTTACAGGATCTACTTGATAGTTAGGATATAACGCATTCATCGCAGCAGTTTCTTGAGCACCTGTAAGACCTTGATTAAACGCTTTTCTAATGTTTCGTTTAGTCATACGCTTAGCATTATCATACTGTTGATTAAGAACAGTCATTTGATCATCAAATCTCTGTCTAGATTGTAGATTAGCCATTTGTTCTTGACTATTCATTTGTTTCTGAGCCATCTCAAACTGATTAGCTATACCAACATTTTGATTATGTACTCCTGATAAATAATCTACGGCACTTTTCATACCAGCTCCAGCTAATTGAGAAGCTCTTGATGAATAAGCTTGTGGACCAGCAAAAGTTCCTAAACCTTGATTTGTAATAGCGGATTGTTCAGCTATAGCGGCTAAACCTCTTTCTGGTGATACATAAGTAGGAGATAACTCTGGTAGGTTTACTGTATATAAGTTAGGATAGTATTTGTTAATACCCGCCCACTCATCTACAGCTCCTTGTAAGTCAACTACGTTTTGAGTCCACCATTCTGGTCTACTAACTCCTGATACATATTCAGGAGACTGATAATCTACAGGTTCTATAGCATCTTCGTTTTTTTCATCTACAGCAGGTTCTTCTTCATAATCTGATTTAGCAAAGATACCTTGTCTATTAGTAGTGTTCCCAAATATAGTATCTACCGGGGATATTTTATTAGTACGTTTATCTGGTTCATCTCCTTTAGCATAATCAAATCCTAATTGAAAATTATCAGCTAGATACTTGAATTCTGGTTTACCAGCTGCTCCATAAGTACCCCAATAAGCAGCTTGAGCCATTGCTATTTGATTATTAGTTAATGGCTCAAATCCTAATTTATCCGCAGCATTATAATATGTCTTATTTTTAGATTTATCCCAGTCTTCACTATTAAGATCTATATCGCTTCCTGCTAACATATATACTTGTTTTTGATGTTCTAACAAGTTATTTATAACATCCTCAGCATCTTCAGCTAGAAGCTTTTTCTTTGTTCCTGAATCTAGATTACTTTTTTCAATCTCGGATTTGTAATTGTTATAAACCTCGTCTCTTAATTTTTCATCATTATTAAATATATAATCCAGCTTTTCATAAGACTGGGTTAGTTTACCTAAATCTTGTTTACCCTTGTATTGAGTTCTAGGGATTACGTTACCCTTTATTTTTTTATATGATCCGTCTGAATAATTTACAAATACAGATTTACCAGGATTATCCTTTTGAGCGTTACTTATGATTAATTCTAGTTGATAGGGATCATCAATAAAATCAACAATAATATCACCTTTTATAGGACCACCTCCTTGTTTTTTAGGTAAAGACATTCTAACAGAACCGCCATTTTTGTAGCTTCCCATTCTAGTCATCATGTTTCTATAAGCTAGATCCCTTAATTGAGATTGAGCTGAATTAGGAGTTTGTAAACTTTTAGAAAAATCTGGAGTGTATATTTGTTTATTTAATTTGTCTAAACCTGTTACACGTCCTACATAATCTAAAAATTGTTCTGTTAAACCTTGTTGTGGAGCAGTACCTTTATGAACTATAGGTTTTTGATAAGAATTGGTATAATTTAATCCGTTTTGAGCAGTAGGCATTTCAGTATTCTCCATATCATATTCTTCGTTAGATTGTTGAATATTGGATAATTCGTTTTGATCTACCGGTAATATAGTAGAAGGATCAATACCAACACTATATAAATATGGATAAGCTAAACTAGGAATTCCATCTGGAAATCCTTTCATAGATTCCTGTACAAGAGCTAGTTGACCTAATTTACTTGTATAATTCTTAATCATAAGTTCAGCTGTATCTTTTTCTAGTTTTGTAGAATCAGGACTAGCTAATACCTTAACATATTCATTAATATTATACTGTTTAGATAACTCTGCTGGGGTATATCCTTTTTTAGAACTATCTCCACCTTTACCAAAAAGCTTTAATATTTCAGGATCTTTTATTTTCAGCTTAGTTTTAAAATCTGAAAATATAAAAGAATCATCTGGAAGGTTTAATGGTGTACCTCCTTGAGCATGTCTTTTTCCACCTATCCCGTAAAAGTTTAACATTCCACCTTTACCCGGCATAGCTACTGTTTCATTCTTTTCAGCTTCTACATTAGCATTTTCCCTATCTATGGGACCTAATGATTTTCTAACCGATGTCTTAGGTTTAGGTTGTGTAGCGTTATAATTACCTGCTTGAGGAAATGTATACGCGTTTATAGTTCCTTTCTTTCTCATATTATTAATCTATATAACCAACTTGACCACCTAAATTACTTAAAGCGTCAATCATTGAATTAGTTAAATATAAGTAATCTTTAGCAATAGGACCTCCTATCGCCATTTTACCACCATTTTTAAAATAGCCTCTAGCTGGACCACTTAGATCTAACTGATAAGGATTTAGAGTTCCGTAGTCTAATCCTGGTCCTGGATACCAAGCTCCTCTTTCTTTATTACTAGCTTCATCAAATAAGTTTCTAGGATCATCAAGTCTAGTTCTTAACTGTCTTTCTCTTAGTTTGTTATTTCTTTCATTTAAAGTAGCAGTTGCAAGATTAATAGTATTAAGTACATCGTTAGCTCTAGGCATTCTTTGTCTTAATAGTAAACCTTGACGTTTACCATCTTTTGTATATAACGGCTTTTTTACAGCTCCGTTAGCATCTAGAGAAGGTGTATTTTGATTAGGATCTGTTATAAAAGTTCTAGGTTGATGTTTAGCTATATCCTCAGCCATTGTTAAATCCTGTTGGCTAGTTTCCCAAGGATTTACTAGAGGATCTATTAAATCAGTTGTCCATAATCCATCTTTAGGATCTATTAAATCAGTTGTCCATAATCCACCTTGAGCTTTAGGAATATATTTAAAACCAGGGTTTACTTTTTTTTTTAAACCACCGCTTTGCATTCTACCTCCAAAAGCTTTGGTACTATTTTGATACCAATTTCCCCAAACATCCTCAAAGTTCTTCTTATTAAGCTTTAAGTTATTATCCTTAGTATATTGTAAGAAGTCTTCGTATTTATCATTTGCGCTTTCATTTACATTAGGATCCCACTCTTCATCAGGAACTTGATCTTCTGTAAAATAATAATCAAAATTATCAGGATCTACAAATTTATTAATAGCTTTTCTATTTCTATTTTCTAATCGGTTATCCTTTCTAAGAAGTTTATTTTCTTTGGAATCTTTTTGATCCTGGAATCTGTTTTTTAGTTTTGAGTATAGTTCTACCTCATCGGATGAAATACCTTCTCCTCTATCCAATCTTCTCTGCATATCTTCTAAAGTACTTCTGTTATTTCTAAAAGGCATTTGTCCTCTTCTTCCTAAACTTTCTTGAGTAATATACTGAGCATATCTTGGATCATTGTATCCGGTTGATCCTAAAGGTAATACATCAAATCCCCAGTTACCACCAAAAGGACCGGATAGTAAACTACCAATAAGACCTAATAAAGGATTACCTAAATTAGTATAACCATATCCGTAAGGAGCTTGCTGTCCATAACCGTATGAAGGTTGATACCCATAACCGTATGGATCATAACCGTTATTATACATTG